GCTGGTCCTGCATGATGGTGGAGGTGGAGCAGGGGAATGGGCAGAAGCCAGCGCCAGGGGGTGTGGCCAGCAGTCGCGTTGATCGGGCTGCCGGGCAGCTCACTAGCGAGGCCGCCGCCAGCGTGGTCGCAGGCAACAGGCTTGCTGCGGGGGCGGTCGCTACGGGTGCTGAGTTGACCGCGCTCACAACCACTTCTGCGGCGCTCGAAGGCCACCTGCCGACCGCGCAGGACTTTCTGGATAACGCGATTCTGCTGGTCGGGATGAAGGGTGCGGTCAAGGCAGCGAAGGGCTTGCGCGAGTTCTACTCTGAAACCGGCATTAAGCCCGACGAAGCGGCGGCGCGCGCTTTGCAGGAGCCGGCGCTGAAGGAAGCGATACTGGACTCCAACAAACCAGCACCGCCCGACATCATCGCCATGAAGATCGAGCAGCGCGTTCAGGCTGCTTTAACGGAAGACGCCCGCCCGGAAATCCTGCGCCAGTTGATGACCGAAGCGAAGCCGGACGCACCCGCCGCGCTCGGCGCATCACCGATCGCCAAGCTCATCAACTGGGATTATGTGATCGACCAGCCGACGCTCAAAGCGCTGATGGCCGACATCGATAGCATGTACGCCGGCGAGATTGCCAAGCAGACGCGAGGCGTGCGCCCGAACACCCTGACCGCTTCGGAAGGGCTGAAGATGGCGGTGAACGGCGATGTGGCGCAGCACATCATTGGCCGCGCCGAGAACGCCGAACAGATCGTCGCCCGTACGCACGTCCTGCGCGCCGCATCTGACAACGTATTTAACATAATGAAATCGCTGGAAGGCAAAGCCGAAGCCAGCCTCACTACGTTTGAGAAGCTGAAGTCCGCTGCTGCGATGGAGCAACTGGCGATGGTGGTTGCGGACTTCCGCGGTGCGCGTGCTGAAGCCGGACGCGCCTTGCAGATATTCCGGGCGCTGAAGACTGACCCGATGATGTTTGAGCAGGCCGAGGCGATTGTCAAGATGTATGAGCGCAAAGGGGGCATGCCTTTCACTGGCCTTGCCAAAGCGGTCGGTGCGTTCAACGATCCCGCCCAGCTGGCTAAGTTCGCTGAAGGCTTGACCAAAGCGACCACGATGGAAAAGATCTTGGAAGTGTGGAAATCGGCCATCCTGTCCGGGCCGCAGACCCACCTGGCAAACATGCTCGGCAACATTGGCAAGTGGGTTGTCGAGGTGCCCGAGTCTGCCTTGACTGCAACGCTTGAAGCCGGACGCCTCGCCATCAAAGGCGACCCGATGAAGTTCGCGCAATGGAAAGCCCGCGCTTTTCAGCCGATTATTGGCTTGCAGCTCGGAGCCAAGGATGGCGTAATCACTGCGTGGGAAGTGCTGAAGCAAGGCGGCGACCATCTGGAAAAAGCTGATATGTTCCGCAAGGCCGTCGAAGGCCCAGTCGGCGAAGTGGTGCGCCTGCCCTTTCGCGCGCTGCAAGCAGGTGACGTGCTGTTCCGCACCCCGGCAGAGCGCGGCAAGGCTTACGAACTGGCGGTAGATCGGGCGGTCAAGGAAGGCTACAACCCGTCCACGCAGGAAGGCGTTGGCCGCATTGCGATGTATCTGGACGAGCCGACAATGGGCTTGAAGCCTGATGCTGCGGCCAAGGTCAACGCGACGATCCAGCAGGCGGGCGGCGAAGCCGTCTTCGCCCAGCAACTCGGCCCGCGCATGGAAATGGTGCAGCGCGCCATGCAGGGCTCGCTCATCCAGTTTGTGCTCCCGTTCGTGCGCACCCCAGTCAACTTGCTGTCTTGGGCTGTACAGCACACCCCTGGCATGAATTTAATGTCCGCCCGCTGGCGCAACGACTTCGCGGCCGGGGGCGAAGCGCGGTCACGAGCGTTGGTGCGCGTCGCGGTCGGCACCGGCATTGCCCTAACCGCCTATCAGTGGGCGCAGGACGGCACGATCACTGGCGGCGGCATGTTCGATAAGGAGCAGCGCAACACAAAAGGCGGTGCCGGCTGGCAGCCTTACAGCTTCCTGATCGACGGCAAGTACTACAGCTATCAGCGCATGGAGCCTGTGGCGAAGGTTATCGGCCTCGCCGCTGACTTGATGGAATTGATGAAGGCGTCGGACGACGAATCCCACAAGGCCAAAACAGGGGCCATGCTTGTCGCGCTATTCGGTAACGCGACAATAAGCACGACTTATTTGTCGGGATTGGCCAACACGGTGCAGGCGTTGGCCGACCCGGAACGCTACGGCGGCAGCATGATCGAGCAGTACGCTTCTTCTATCGTGCCGAAGATCATAGGCCAAAGCGTAATGATGGCTGACCCCTACAAGCGGGAAGTGGATGGCGCGATGGAAGCAATACAGTCGCAACTCCCCTGGCTGCGGCAGAAGCTGATGCCGGTGCGCGATGTGTGGGGCGACACGAAGCTGAACGAGAAGCTGTGGACAGCTATGCCGATCGCCACATCGGAGAAGTCTAAAGACAAAGTGAAGCTGGAGGCAGAGCGCTTGCAGGTCGCCATTGGGGATGCCCCGAAGTATCTCTACGAGCAAGGCCCGGTGCGCCCTGCCGAGAAGCGCATCGAGTTGTCCGCCGAGCAGAAGGACATCTTCAAGCAGGTAGCAGGCAAGGAAGCCATGAACATCCTGGCGCCTATTGTGAACTCGCCAGCATACGAACAGTGGGGTGATCTGGCGCGCGCTGAGATGTTCCGCGGCGTGCTCGAGGGCACCCGTAGCCTGGCGCAGATCAAGTCGCTCGATCCGATGGATCCGCAGCGGTTGAAACTGCGTGACGAAATACTGAACAAAATCAGACAGCGTTCGGAGCCCACGCCGAGCGGTGCCGCGCCAACGAAACGCATTAAGGCCAGCCAATGATACTCGAACTGTTCCTACTTTTAGGGTAAAATAGAAGCATAAGGAAATCAAATGACTATATCCAGCACAACGGTTCGCAAGTCCTACGCAGGGGATGGCTCGACGGTCGCGTTCGACACGTCACCAATGGTGTTCTTCCTGTCCACGGATCTCGTGGTCAAGGCGATCGTGACGGCGACCGGGGCGGAAACCACACTAACTGAGACAACCGATTACACAGTAACTGGCGGCGCAGGAACGACCGGCACCGTGACGATGGTGGCGGTCGGCGACCCGCCCGTCCAATACGGCCCGCCCGCTGTCGGCGTGACGTTGCTGATCCAGCGTGTCGTACCGTTGACCCAGGCGGTTGATCTGGTGAATAACTCAGCCAACGACGCTGAAACGATGGAAGATACGCTGGACAAGTTGACAATGATCACCCAACAACTTGACGAAGAAAAAGGGCGCAGCCTGCGCATCCCGCCTTCCGAGACAGGGACTGCGGCGCTGACTGTTCTGCCCTTTGACCGGGCCAACAAGTTCCTGTCGTTCGACGCCAGCAAGAACGTGACCGTGTCCGCCACGACGGACACGCCGGTGTCTGCGTTCGCAACGACCTTGCTCGACGACACGACTGCGGGCGCAGCGTTGACTACTCTCGGGGTATCAACGTTCGCCAAGACAATCCTGGACGATACGGCTGCGGGGGGCGTGCTGACGACGTTGGGTGTATCGTCTTTCGCGCAGACCGTTCTGGACGACGCGAACGCAGGCACGGCTTTAACCACGCTCGGGGTGTCCGCAGCGGCGCAGACCATTCTGGACGACGCCAGCGTGGCGGCTATCCGGGCGACACTTGATGTCCCAAGCAACGGGGAAGCCGTGCTGGATTCAATCATCGACGCGGCCGGCGACATGCTGATCGGAACCGCTGCGGACACCATAGCCCGCTTGGCTATCGGTGCAGCAGGAACCCGGCTTGTGTCGGACGGCACGACAGCGGCATGGTCGGCCGCTTGGTTCAAGATGGGTTCATTCACAAGGGACGTATCAGCGGTTGACGCGAGTATTGCATACACAGGGGTTGGGTTTAAGCCCAAAGCGCTGATCCTGTTCGCCAACATAGCGGGCGTTCCGGGGGCGTTTTCCGTTGGATTTTACGACGGCACAACCCAAGGTTATGTCTGGAGCGACCATGTAGTCACAGCAGGGTCGTTCAATAATGGAGCGGCTGCCGCGATATTTTTCCGTCCGGCAGGCGATAACTCACAAAACACCACCGGTGCCGTAACCTCCTTCGACACCGATGGCTTCACTATATCGTGGACAAAATCGGCCAGCTCGACCGGCACGGCAACCGTTAAATATCTGGCATTGAGGTAACCCCATGACCGTATCCAGCACAACCAATCGCAAGACCTACGCAGGCGACAGCGTAACCACCAGCTTCGGCACCAGTCCTGTCGTATTCTTCGACACCAGCAACCTCGTTGTCTCTGTCGTAGATGACACGGCTGGCACGATCACGACGCTCGTCGAAGGCACGAAGTACACGGTGTCCGGGGGCGCGGGTAGTACAGGCACAGTCAGCCTAGCGGGAGGCACTGCACCTCACGGTGTGCTGGTGACAGGCACGACGCTGGTTATTCTACGCATCATGCCGCTGACTCAGGTTGTCGATCTGGTCAACAACGATGCCAACGACGCAGAAGTCATGGAAGACGCGCTGGACAAGCTGACCATGATCGCCCAGCAACTTGACGAGGCAGCCGGTGGCGGCAGAAGCATCCGGCTGTCGTCGTCTGAAACAGGGACCAGCGGCCTGACAGTTCTACCCTTCGACCGGGCGAACAAATACCTTTCCTTTGACGCCAATAAAAACTTGGTGGCGTCGGCGACGATCACGACTGTAACTGCGCCAGTGTCTGCGTTCATGGAAACCGTGCTGGACGACACGACTGCGGGCGCGGCGCTGACTACGCTCGGGGTATCGACGTTCGCCAAGACAATACTGGACGACGCCAACAGCAACGCAGTCCTCGGCACGTTGACCTCAACTCGTGCAGAATCAGGCGCGCAAGCCAACACGGTTCTCGCCAAGCTGCGCGAAACGATCAGTGCGTACGATTTTATGACGGCGGCGCAGATCGCCGACGCGCAAGCGCGTACGTTGACCCTCGACCTGACAACGGCGCTGCAAGCGGCAATCAACGCAACGGCAGGCAAGCGGCTCTACATCCCGGCAGGGTCTTACAAGTATTCTCTGCTGACCGTGACCAACAACAACACAATGATCCACGGTGACGGGCGGGGCACGCGCTTGATAACGAACGCCTCTGCTGGCGGCGTGACGTTCGACATCGGCGATGGCGTCAGCGAAATCCGTAACATCGAGTTGCGCGACGTGACCTTTTGGGCCAGCGTGGCGCAGACTGCGCAAGCCTGCATCCGCGCACGGAAGATCGTGCGCAGCAGCTTCAAGGATGTCTACGTCGGCACGCTGGAAGATTACAACGCTGACGGCCACATGCTTTATGACGGCATAGTCGTGATCGAGTTCGGCTCGCTCTCGATCACAGGCGGCAACATCATCAGTTCGCACGACGGCCTCGTGGTCTACGGCAACAGCGCGCAGACCTTCGGCGCAGAGTTCTTCCTGGGTGATGGCTATCGGATCGTGAACTGCGGGCGCTACGGCATCCACATCGCGGGCGGAGCCGGGGGCGTCAAGCTCGACGACGTGGACGTATCAGCCTGCGCTGACGGGCTGCACGTTTCGGACGATCTTGGCGGCGCTTACAACCGCGAGATATTCATCGGCAGCAAAGCCAGCTTCGATTCCTGCACGGGATACGGCATGGAGTTCGACGCCAATTCGTGTGTTTACGTCGAGTGCGACGGCACGTGGAGCGCAGGAAATCTGATCGGAGTTAACGTCGAAGCCGCCCAGCCGACCGGCGCGACGTTCAAGTTCTCCGACATGCGCGTCTACGGTAACACGTCACACGGTGTCTACCTTAACGACGGTCATGTGAACCTTGGCAGTTGCCAGATCACCAACAACGGCACTGGCGGCGGAGGCGGCAATGGGATATATCGCGCGGGGAGTTCCGAGGCGCTCATCATTAACGGATGCTACGTGGCGAACAATGGGGCAGGCGCAACAGGCAACGGCATCGAGATCGCAGTCGGTGCTGACAACTTCGTAATTGCGAACAACATATGTCTTGGCAACACGTCAACAAATCTGTCAAACAATGCTGGCACCGGCGCCACCAAAGTCGTTGCCAACAACATTGCGCCATAAGGGGAATTGTCGTGACGGCGGATCAGGAGCGCAGAGGGGAAGACCCACGAGTTAATAAGCTGGTCGCTGATATGGCTGCGATCAAGGACGAGATCGCAATCAACACAACCCTCACCACGGAAGTGCGCAACCTGCTCGCGGGTTTCGCCCTGTTGGCGCGCATCGCTAAGTGGGTTACAGCCATCGCCGCTTGTGCTGCGAGTTTGATCGCGCTCGCCAAGGGCATCATCACCTTTAACGACGTGCCGAGATGAAAGTAACTGCCTTCAAGACTGTGACGCCTGCGTCCATGAAGGCCGCGTACGTCTTCATGCGCCGCATCTCGTTCCAAGGGATCAAGCTGCCGGCTGCGAACAAGGTCAAGTTCGTCGCCCGGAAGCTGCGCGTGAACTGGGGAACTTATGGTTATCCCGAGCACATCATCACAGTCAACACCCAAGCGCGCGACGTGACCCATCTGTTGCAGATCACGGCCCACGAGATGATCCACGCTGCGCTGGAACAGAATGCGGCGTGCGACCACGCGGATCACGACGAACACTTCACCTCGCTGGCGCGCATCATCGAGACAGAGATGGGCTGGCCGAAGGGGAGCGTGTGAGCCGCTCCCGAATAGTTATCGCCGCGCTCTCCCTGAGCGCTGCGGGTTTTGTGGGCATCCTGCTCAGTGAAGGCTACACGACCAACGCTGTAATCCCGATCCCCGGTGACGTGCCGACCATCGGCTTTGGTACCACAGGAGGCGTCAAGCCGGGTGACACGATCACCCCGCCCCAGGCCGTGAAGCGCGCCCTGTCCGACGTGTCCAAGTTCGAGGGTGCGATCAAGAAGTGCGTGACCGTCCCACTGCATCAATATGAATATGACGCCTACGTGGATTTAGCATATAATGTAGGTGTAGGCGCGTTTTGCAGATCCACGTTGGTGAAGAAATTGAACACGGAAGATTACGCCGGGGCGTGCGCCGAGATCAGCCGGTGGACTCGCTTCCAAGGGAAGGACTGTACGATCAGGAGCAATGGGTGCTACGGGCTGGTGGTGCGCCGCGCCGCCGCCCGAGCAATGTGTGAAGGTAACTAAGGAGATGGACATGAAGGCTTTGATACTTGCAGCGCTGCTATTCGCTACCCCGGCTTTTGCGCAAGTCACCCCGCAGATGTGCCAACCGCTTGCCGAGTTCGCGGGTCAGGTTGCGCTGTCGCGGGACATCGGGGCCAACGTGGAGAAGCACGTGACCGCACTCCGGGCCATGAACGCAGAACTGGCCGCGCCGCTGCTGGGCCTTCTGGAGAAGGTCATGCGCGGGGTCTATGCAAGTAATGCACCGGGTGAAGTGCTCGCGTTCGCTGTGTACCAGTGGTGTGTGGGCGGGGGTGGCGGGGAGCCGGTCTGAGTGTCCGATGTTTACTTATCTCTGGCTGGTCGGGGTTTTAATTTTAGTCGCGCTCGCGGTGCTGGTCGGTGCCGTGGTGTGCGCAGTAGAGGATAGCGTAAAATGGTTCCGAGATCACTAGTGCCGTGGGCGTTACTGACAGTCGGTGTGCTGATGGCAGCGTCGTTCTTTTACGGCCTGAGCATCGGCAACGAGCGGCTGGAGTCATACCAGCTGGCGGTCAAGGCGGTCGGGCAGGCGCAGGAAGCGAACACCAAGCTGCGGATTGCAGCGGACAAACAACGCAAGGAGAAGGCTGATGCTGCGAACAAGAAGCTGGTTGCTGATAACGCTGCTCTTGGTAAACGGCTGCGCAACGAACGTGCCCGTAGCCGCTTCGTGCCCCCCGCCGCCCCCGGTGCCAGAAGTCCTGACACAGCCAAAATCAACCGGGCCGAGCTTGAGCGAACAATACAACGACTCGATGACCGAGTTTCGGGAATCATTGCGCAGTGTGATAAAGGACGAATAGACCTGGACACTGCAAAGGAATGGGTCAAGGAGCACAACAATGGCATACAGCACTAAAGAACTAAAAGAGATTCTGGCAGCAGAGCGCGCGGTCTACGAGTTGTATTCGCAGCAGCTTCTTACGTCACTGACCCTACACCTTATCAGCGCCACTGCGGAGGTAATAGCCACTGACCGCGCTGCCTGGATTGACGATCGGGCGCTGCGCTTGATAGAAAAGTGGCGCTCACATTTCGCGCCGTCCCGCGCAGGATTGCCGCTTGAGTCGGAGTGGACGCCTTGAAACCCTGGGAATTAATGATCGCTTCGGTGGTGTATCTGTGCGTCGCTTATCGCTATGCCGGAGTCAGCAATCCCGGCATGGCGCTCGCCTTCTTCGCCTACGCGCTGGCGAA